GGCAATGGACGCGTAAAATGAAACGACAGATGCGCGAATATGGCTGGCGGCACTTCAAAATCCCTGACTGGTATGTGCCAGAACCCCGCCACAGCCCCGCACAGCAACAAAAGCCACCCGAGACAGGGGAAGGTAGCCACCAGCCCCGTGAACGCGCTCTGTGGCCTTTGCTGGCGTTTTCTGTGGCGTGCATATTGGGGGGCGCTTGGGCGTCGGGGTGGCTGTGATGAACTGCCAACTTCATCTGTCGCCGGATTGTGAGCAGACAGCCGAAGTCCAAATGCGGACGCTGGCAATTGAAGCTGCAACATGCCTGCCGTGCGGGAAGGCGTTTCAGGCCAAATTTCCGCACGTCATTGACAGTCTGTCGATTAGGGCAATTCCCGACGATCAGCCAGCACAACTCAACTAAGGACCAATAGCATGGGCAAGGCAACGCAACCCGCCGCAGCACGACGACAGGCCGCGAATGATGAGCTTGCGGACAAGGGCAATGTCGAACGCATCAACGGCGTGGACATCAACCACGGCGGATCGCCGCTGCAACGGTGGAAGGCCAACAAGCAAATCAGTCCAACGCAGGAATTGGCAATCGAGCATATGCTCCACCTTTGGGAATTGGCAGGGGTAAAGCCCGTGCCAGTAACGGCGGCTTATGGCGAGCGCATCCCCGGCAATGGCAAGCCCGATCCTGAGTGGCTGACTGCTCGCATATTGGACGCACAGGACGATCTAGCGCGCATCAAGGCACGGTTTCACCCGGCATGGTGGCAGGTGTTTGAAAACTGCATCCGCTACGACGAACCGGCTGGACGTGTCGGTAGCAGCATTATGGGCTGGTCAGACAGGACCGCGACAAACAGCGCGCTTGTGACGGTGCGAATGGTGGCAGACCATATATGCATGGATGAGAGGTTGGTGGCTTGACGCACCCTGTCACCCGTGTTACTTGATTTGACCATAGTCAAGATTTGCGTCCGAGTGGCGCGTAAGGGTCGGCGGCAGAAATGCGCTGGCCCTTTTTCGTTTCTCGTCCGCGTAACATCGCAGGCCACTAATTTGGCAAGTGCCAGATAACCTTCGCAGCGGGGATTAGCTGTAATTCGGAGAACCAACATGGAAACATCGCTCGAAGTAAGCGAACGGGAAAGCGCGGCTGTGGCCGTTGCTCCTCGCGTCACGCTGGAAAGCATGGAAGCCAAGATCGCCAGTCAGACTTTCACGGTCATTGACGGCATTCTGACCCTTTGCACGCTCAAGATGGCCAACGGATTTTATGTTGTCGGTGAGAGCGCGCCAGCATCGCCAGAGAATTTCAACGCGGAGCTGGGCCGCAAGTTCGCCCGTGAAAATGCCATTCGCCAGTTGTGGAAGCTTGAAGGCTACGCACTGCGTGAACGGCTGTCCGCTTAACCGTTTCCGCCCGCCATCACCCGGCAAGCTCACACAGCAACACGCTAGTCCATTGTGCGGCACTGACGCGCGGGCGGGATCAACATAGGGGCAGAACATGGCGCGATATTTTGCCAAGCCCGCTAATCGCGTCCGTGCGGATGACGAGTGGTGATGGTATGAGCGATAAGGCTCCCAACCCAGTTGCAAAAGTAGTAAAGTCTAGCAATCGCGGATCATCACCCGGTGAGCGCCGTGGAGGCCGCACTAAAGGCACCCCGAACAAGGCCACAGCGTCGTTAAAGGAATTGGCGCGGGAATATACCTGTGAGGCACTTGAGGCTCTCATAGGCGTTCTGCGCGACAGCGAAAGCGATGCTGCGAAAGTTGCTGCGGCACGTGAGGTTCTCGACCGTGGTTATGGCAAGGCGTCAACTGTGTTGAACGGTGACGAAGATGGTGGCCCTGTGCGGGTCGAAGCGATTGAGTGGCGTGTCCGGCGTCCTGTCGATTGATGTAGCGGAGGCGTTTGAGCCTCTCCTGCAGCCAGCGCGATACAAAGGGGCTTACGGCGGGCGCGGTAGTGGCAAATCACAATTCTTTGCGGACTTGATGATTGCCCGTGCGATTGCCCAACCCGGTTTTCGTGCACTGTGCGGACGTGAAATTCAAAAGAGCCTGAAAGAAAGCGCCAAGCGGTTGCTGGAGCAAAAGATCACCGACCGTAAGGCGGGGTATCTGTTCGACGTTCAGGAAAGCCAGATTAAAACGCCGGGGGGTGGTCTGATCGCCTTTGTCGGGTTGCAGGATCATACGGCGGAAAGCATCAAATCCTATGAGGGCTTTGACGTAGCGTGGATTGAGGAAGCGCAGACGGTAAGCGCCAGATCGCTGCAACTGTTGCGCCCGACGATCCGCGCGCCCGGTTCGGAATTGTGGTTTAGCTGGAACCCGCGCCGCAACACTGACCCAGTGGATGCGATGTTGCGAGGTGAGGAAATACCAACCAATGCGGCGACGATCCGCGCCAATTATGATTGCAACCCGTGGTTCCCGGCAGAGTTGGAACAGGAGCGCCTGGACTGTTTGCGGATGCAGCCCGACCAATATACGCATATCTGGGAAGGTGATTATATCAGCGTTGCCGAGGGCGCTTATTTCGCACGGGATTTGACCGAGGCGCGGCAACAGGGGCGGATTACGTCGCTGGCGTTCGATCCGCTACTGCCGGTCAAAGCATATTGGGACATCGGCGTTAGGGACGCGACAAGCATTTGGGTTGCCCAGACACATGGGCAGCGGGTGAATGTCATCGACTATTACGAGGCATCAGGACAGGCGCTAGGCGCGCATTTGGAATGGCTGCGGTCTAACGGATACGGCAACGCCTTGTGCGTCCTGCCGCATGATGGCGCAAAGGCTGATGCTTACACAGCAATTCGGTTTGAGGATCATATCGGTTCGGCTGGGTTTGAAACGCAGACAGTCCCTAACCAAGGCAAAGGCGCGGCGATGAAGCGGGTCGAGACTGCCCGCCGACTGTTCCCGCGCATCTGGTTTGATGATGTGAAGTGCAAGGGCGGTTTGGACGCCTTGGGCTGGTATCACGAAAAGCGCGACGATCACCGCAACATCGGGCTTGGACCTGAGCATGATTGGTCTAGCCATGCTGCTGATGCGTTCGGGCTTATGTGCGTAGCGTATGAAGAACCAAGGGCGACGAAGCCAACACCACGAAATGAATACTCAGGCGCAGGGGGATGGATGGGATGAGTGATAAAATCCTTGCCCTAGCAAAAACTCAGTTCGACAAAGCCCGCGATGCTGAGAACGATAATCGCCTGACGTGGGTTGATGATATTCGATTTGGCAGACTTGGCGAACAATGGCCCGATGCGATCAAGCGCCAGCGCGAATTGGACCAACGTCCTTGCCTGACTATCAATAAACTTCCCGCTTTTATCCGACAGGTGGTTAATGCTGCCCGCCGCAACAAGCCATCGATTAAGGTCCACCCCGCCGATAGCCATGCCGACACCGAAACAGCCGAAATCATCAACGGGCTGATCCGTAACATCGAGGTGACCAGCGATGCTGACATTGCGACAGACACGGCTATTGAGGCGGCGGTTGCTGGTGGCTTTGGGTATTTTCGCATCAACATCAAAGAGGCGTATGGCGATACCTTCGATAAGGACATTGCCTTTGAACGCATCATCAACCCTCTGACCGTTTATGCCGACCCGTTCGCAGAGAGCGCAGATGGAAGTGATTGGTCGTTCTGTTTTGTCGTGTCCGAAATGGAAAAGGACGCCTTTGCCGACAAGTATAAAGGCAAGGACGCGGTTGATTGGGACAGCCTTGGTTATAGCAATTTGCAGTCCCCTTGGCTTGACGGCGATCATGTCATGGTTGCGGAATACTGGAAGCGCGAAGAGGTCGAAAAGCAGGTTATCCCGCTAATCAAGCCACCCGCGTCTGAACCTGTTTTGATCGCCATGGATGAAATTGAGGCTGACCCGGAAAAGTTCGCAGCTTATATGCCCGCTGGCGAGCCTAAGACGGTCAATAGCTACAAGGTGACGCAATACGTCATGACTGGCGCGGAAGTGCTGGAAACGATTGAGTGGCCCGGTTGCTACATTCCCATTGTGCCAGTTTATGGTGATGAGGTGATTGTTGAGGGCAAGCGGTTTTTCCGCAGCCTGATTGCCGATGCGAAAGACCCACAGCGCCAGTTCAATTATTGGCGCACGATGGCGACAGAGTTGGTGGCGCTTGCGCCTAAAGCCCCGTTTATTGGCCGCAAGGGCGCATTTGAGACAGACCGCGCTAAATGGTCGTCGGCTAACACGGTTAGCCATTCATATATCGAGTTTGACGGGCCTGAGATGCCATCACGTCAAGCGTTTGCCGGTGTGCCGGCTGGCGCTTTGCAAGAGGCGTTAAACGCGGCTGATGACATGAAAGCCGTCATGGGCATTTATGACGCATCACTTGGCGCGCGGTCGAATGAAACCAGCGGACGGGCAATTGCGCAGCGTCAAGAGCAAGGTGATACTGCAACCTTCCACTTTCTCGATAATCTTGCCCGTTCGATCCGTCATTCGGGCCGCATCCTGATCGACCTCATCCCCAAGGTTTACAGCACAGAGCGCATGGTTCGGGTGCTTGGTCAGGATATGAAGCCGCAGACTGTGCAGATTGCGCCGGGTGCTGAAAAGCCGATGGAAGGCGGGATGGAAGGTCAAGACGATCAAGAGGCTATGTCCCGTGTGTTTGACATCACGGCGGGCAAGTATGACCTGACTGTATCGACGGGGCCATCTTATTCGTCGCAACGCGAAGAAACCCGCTCGGAGTTGGTTGAGATTATCCGATCCAACCCTGAGAGCGCGCAAATTCTAGGCCCGCTCTATCTGCGCAATTGCGATTGGCCTGGTGCTGATGAGGCAGCGGATAAGTTAGAGGGTGTTGGCGAACAGCAGCAAATTCCGCCCGAGGTGCAGCAGCATATTGCTCAACTCGAACAGCAGCTACAGGCTGCAAATCAGCAGGACCAGCAGCTTAAGCAGGCTGAATTGCAACTGAAATCCATGGAAATTGAGGTCAAGCGCATGGAAGCGCAGGCCGATCTAATCCGAGCGCAGGCTGAGGTGGCTTACGCAGGACAACCGCGACCAAGCTATGGAGCAGTCGCCTAACTCAGAGGCATACAATGGAAAACGAGACCAATCCGCTCCCTGATGGGGAGCCGGAAGTCGAAGTCGTGTCCGATGAACAGGAGATCGATGACCTTCCTGAAATCGATGAGGACGGCAATCCGATAGAGGAACCGGCCCCTGAGATTGAGGAATTTGAGGTCGAAAAAGACGGGCAGAAATTCAAACTGCCCAAGGCTCTTGAGCCGCTCCTGATGTTTCAGTCGGACTACACCCGCAAGACGCAGGAAATTGCAGAACAGCGCAAGGCACTCGACACAACCATCGCGGCTGTCGAACAAGCCAATGAGCAGGAACTGACCGCCCGCGCCACGATGGTCGCTTACGATCATGCGATTGCGGAATATGCCAACGTCGATTGGGATGCGTGGTCACGGCAAGACCCTATGGGCGCAAACCAAGCCTTCATGAAACTGTCCATGTTGAAAGACCAGCGGACAGCGGCAGAGGGCCAATACACCGCCGCACAACAGCAGCGCACCCTCGAAACGCAGCAAGTGATTGCCAAGCAAATCGAGCAGGGCGTGGCTGAATTGCAGCGCGATATTCCCGGCTGGGGACCGGAAAAGGCAGCAGCCCTCCGAGACTTCGGCGTCAAGCAATATGGCTTCACCAATCAAGACTTTGACGACATCGCTGATGCGCGGGTCATCAAGTTGCTGCACGATGCAGCAGAGGGCGTGAAGTCGAGAACTTCAACCAAGGCGGCAAATACGATCAAAGCGCAGCAGGCAATCAAGCCAGCGGCAAAGGTAACTGGCGGGACGGCCCCACGGCCTAAGCTAGACGACCGAATGTCTGCTGATGCTTGGGTCAAGCAGCGCAATGCCCAGTTAGCCGCCAAGTCTAGGTAACCACGACAATGGCGAATACCCTTCTCACCCCGACCGCAGTGACCCGCGAGGCGCTGCGCATCCTCCACCAAAAGCTGAACTTTGTGGGCAATATCGTCCGCGAATATGATGACAGCTATGCCAAGTCCGGCGCAAAGATTGGCGACAGTCTGAAAATCCGCCTGCCGAACCAATATACGGTCCGCTCGGGTGCGACCCTTTCGGCGCAGGACACCACGGAAACCAGCACGACGCTGCAAGTCGCTACCCAGAAGGGTGTCGATCTGAACTTTTCCAGCGTTGACCTGACCCTTTCGCTGGACGACTTTTCGTCGCGCATTCTCGATCCGGCGATGTCGGTTCTGGCTGCCAACGTCGAATATGACGCTCTGTCGATGTATAAGGACGTGTCCAACTCCGTTTGGAACGGTGGCGCTGCTGCGACCTATAACAAGGCGCTTGATGCCCGTGTCATCCTCAACCGTGCCCTTGCGCCATACAGCGACCGCACGGCGTTGATGGACTCGCAGTCGATGGCTGATGTGGTGAAGGACACCAAGACCCTGTTCAACGACACCACGTCTCTGTCGAAGCAGTTCAAGGAAGGCTTCATGGGCCGCGCGGCTGGGTTTGACTGGATGGAGAACACCCTCCTACCAGCTCATACTCGTGGCGGTTCGAACGGCGCTTACCTCACCAACGGCGCAACTCAGACCGGCGCAACCCTTGTTGTCGATACCGGCGCAACTGCCCCTGCAGCTGGTGACGTTATCACGATTGCTGGCGTCTTTTCTGTCCACCCTGAGACTAAGGTTTCAACCGGGCAGTTGCAGCAGTTTGTGGTTGGCGCTGGCGCGACTACAACCTCGTTCCCGATCAGTCCTGCTATCGTCGCAACTGGCGCTACGCAGAACGTATCGAACGCGGCTGCTGATAACTCGGCCATCGCCTTTGCTGGCACTGCATCGACCGCCGTTGGCACGTCGCTGTTGTTCCAAAAGGAAGCGTTCGCCTTTGCAACTGCCGATTTGGTCATGCCCAAGGGTGTGGACTTTGCGGCCAGCGAAGTGGTTGACGGCGTGTCGATGCGTATTGTCCGCATGTATGACATCAACAACGACAAGTTCCCTTGTCGTCTCGATGTCCTCTATGGCTACAAGACGCTGCGTCCGCAGTTGGCTTGCCGCTACCACAACAACTAATTGGAATGGGGGTGGGGAAACTCACCCCCTTCTTTTCACAGGGGAGGCATGAATGTCTGTTGCTGTATCGCTACCCTCTGCACCTGCTATTTCAACCTACACTGACCTGATTGCTGCTGTTGCCGAAAACCTTAACCGTAGCGATCTGACAGACAGCCAAATTCCCCTTGCCATTGCCAACGCAGAACGGTTTTTCAACCGCACCCTGCGTGTCCGCAATATGCTCACAACGGACTCCATTGCAGCGATTGCGCGCGATGTTGAGATGCCGATTGATTTTCTCAAAATGCACTATGTTGCACGTTCAGACGGCAAGGAATTGCTGGCTTCGACCCTCTCTGAGGTGACGCGCCGCAAGGATTTCCCAGATGGCGTTGAGGTATTTGCACAAATCGGCGGCGTCCCTCCGTCAATCCGCCTATCCCCATCCCCGACTAGCGAAGTGCTGGACATCATTTATTTTGCCAAAATCCCGAACCTGTCGGTTAATCAACAGGCAAATTGGCTTTTGGATGCTCACCACGACCTCTATTATTATGCCGCTATTGTAGAGTGTGAAGGCTTCCTGCGTAGCGATGAATGGCTAGGTGCAGCAGTTGAACGCCGCGATCAGATTATCGCTGAAATACAGATGGCCGATAGCGTTGACCGTGACCCGGTGAACGATATTCTGCGCACTGAATTTACCGCCGTCATGCCGCGCTATTTCAATTGGATGAATGGTGCCTAACGCGCTGATCCCGTTCGGGGGGTATGAGCCGGACAAGGCACAACATGGACACCAAGGGCTGACGCGGGCGGATAATGTCTACCCCGTCGCTAATGGCTATGGCCCTGTAGGCGATTTTCAGGCGGTCACAGACGCATTAGCCGACTGGACGGGTGGCGGGGCATTTACAGGTGAGGACGGCGCTACGGTGCTGCTTTCCGGCGCTGATGACGGACTTTACAGCTACAGCGGTGCAGTGTGGACAAGCGAATATGCAGTCGTCGCGGGGCGTTGGCGCTTTTCACAGCATCGGCAGATTGTTGTCGGTGTTCATGGTGGCGCGCCGGTTGCTTATGACTTGGCGACGGGCACGGCGGGCCTATTAGGTGGCACCCCGCCTGTCGCGGCTTACACGGCAACGGTTGGTGACTTCACCTTCCTTGCTGGCGATCCTGCTGACGTTCGACGGGTTACATGGTCGGCATTCGGCAACCCAGAGGATTACACAAGTGACACGTCCGGTTCACTGCCCTTGCCCGATGGCAGCCCCATTGTCGGGCTGACGGGTGGCGAGGTCGGGCTAGTGTTTCAACGTCAGGCGATCCATCGCTTTCAATATACGGGCGGCGATACCGTTTGGCAGCGCGATAAAATCAGCAGCGAGGTTGGTTGCCTTGCGCCGGGGTCGATTGCACAAGTTGGCCGGTTGGTGTTTTTCCTGTCTGAACGCGGATTTATGAAGTGCGACGGCACGGGTGTTGAGCCGATTGGCGTAACCCGCGTGGACGACACATTTTTTGCCACGCATGGCCGCAACTTGGATGCAATCTATGCAGCGGTTGACCCGCGCCGGTTCATCGTGTCGTGGATAATTCCCGGCAACCCCGGTTATGTGTGGAATTATCATTGGGTTCTCGACCGTTGGACAGTCACCCGTTTGCCGATCATGGGCGCGTTCACCGGCTTTACCGAAACGACTACGACAGATGCGATTGCGGGCACGGTCGATAGCATTAGCCTGCCAGTAGATAGCGCGGTCTATGCCGGTGGTGAGCCGCGTATCTTTTACGTCAACGCAGCGGGGGAATTGGGGACGCTCACAGGTGCGGCCTTGGCGGCATATCTTGAGACGCCAGCCAATGAGATCGCGCCGGGTCGATATGCACGGCCCTACATGATGCGCCCGATCACAGATGCGATTGCGGGCATGATGCTAGACTTGGATGCACGGCGTCGATTGGGTGACGCAGAGGGTATCACGTCCAAAAGCGAATTGCGCGCATCGGGCGATATGCCAGTGCGGTCAAATGGTCGTGTCTTTCGTTGTGGTTTGACTATCGCGGCGGGGACTGACTGGAATTTCGTTCAGGCGCTCACAGTGGATTATGGCGATGGCGGCACAAGATAGGCCGGGTGATGTCCCGGCATTTGGTGGCGGCGTCGATTGGATTAGGCGCGTGGCTTTGGCAGTCAATTGGCTGCTGTCACGTCGATCCTATCCGTTTGACCAACTGGCAACTGCCCCGGCAACACCCGCTGAGGGCCGGACATATTACGACACGGTAACGCACAAGGCGCGGACTTGGGACGGAACGGCGTGGCAGGACCATTGGTAAGCGATTGGCTCGCCTACTTAGACCGCCGCGATGACATTACCGAGATACTCGATCCGCGTTGCTACACGATTGACTGGCTGGACGGTGAAGTTGGAGCCGGTCGCATAGGCATCAGCAGCAACACCGGTGCCGTCATTGGTTTTGAGGTCAAGACATACCCCGCAGGCGCTCGGGAACTGCACGGTATGTTCGCCGTGGGTGACGTTGCCGACTGTCTGGCGCTTTGGGATGTTGTTGAAGCGCAAGCGGCGGGTGAGAGTTTTGAATTTGCGACGATTGCCAGCCGTGAAGGTTGGGCAAGGGTCATGCGGTCACGGGGATATGTCGTGCATCAAACTGAAATCAGGAAGGAACTGGGCTGATGGGATTGTCGTCGTCCAAAACGAAAACTGCCTATAATGCCAAGGCATCGCCCTATATGTATGGCGCGGCGGACAACCTGAAATCGGTGGTCAGTGCCAATGCGCCACAGTTGCAGCAGACGGCGGACCAGATGTCCGGTTATGCCAATACGTTGGGCGCGCGGGTGTTCGGTGCCAATCCGTTGGTTGATCAGGCCAAGGCCCATGCAAGCAACATTCTGGGCGGCAACTATCTGAACGGTTCGCCACAGCTTGACGCGATGGCAGGACAGGTGCGCAACAATGCGTTTGATCAGGTCAACGCCGGGTTCGGACGCTCTGGCATGGCTGGGGGGACCAACCATGGCGGCGCGCTTGGCCGTGGCATTGCACAGGCTGAAACCGGGCTGCGTTATACCGATTTGCTCAACCAGCAGCAGCGTATGGACGCGATGGCGAACAATGCGGGGCAAATGTCGGTTGCCGATCTGACCGGCCTTCCGATGTATGCACAGTTGGCAGGGCAGGGTGCGGCCATGCCTTACCTTGGTGCAACTACGCTGGCGTCTGGCATGGGCGGGCTACTGGGCAATCAGGTGAACCAGACGCAAAAGGGCAATCTCGGCATGATGATCCTGAACGGCATGAACAGCGCCGCGCAAGCCTATGCGGGGGGTGGCTGATATGGGCATGTTCGGCAGTAACCGCCCTCGCACGATGCAAGATATGGCGATGCAAGGGCAGAACCCTATCGCTGCACCTCAACTGCAAACAATCCCCATGCCGCAGATGATGGCACAGCAGAATGCACCGCAGTTGAATGACGGTCGCCCGCATGGTGCGCGCCGCATTGCTGGCCTGCTGAGCAGCTTCGCATCGGGCGCACTTGGTGTGCCAGACCGCTACGGGCAAGGCGTGATGCAGCAGCAGGAGCAACAGCGCCAGATGCAGCTTCAACAGCAGCAGCAGACAGAGCAGCGGGCTTATGCGGAAAGCCAGTGGCGCGCGCATCAGGACTATGAGCGCCAGAACCCTGAACCGGATGCGTTCATGCGCTCAATGGTGGCGGCTGGCATTGATCCGAATAGCGATGAGGGCCGCCGCCTTACTCGCCAGCGCGTGACGAACATGGCCGATCCGATGATGACTATGAACAACGGCGATAACACCTTTACAC